AAGAGAGAAGGAGGAGTTCCCTATGGGCTCACCTTCACAGGTGTATAAGGGAAGGACCCAAGCGTTTTTTAGGGAGAGAAGATGAGGTTAGGTATGCAGTAGGCTTACAGAGGAGTTAGGTATATATAAAGGTAATTCATTCAATAATTCATTTATTCACTAGATCCTATTTTTGGAGTTGTTAGGGTTTTGTGTAACTTTGCTCTCTCCCCCTTTACACAGCCCCTAGTGAAGAAATTGAACAATTGAAGGTGAAATTGGGTCAAACAACGCTTGAACAATTGAAGAAATTCAGGCGAGCCGGTAGGTCGTTAGGGGTCGTCCGGCACCCGCATGGCCGCTCACATCCATCACCACGCGGTTCGCCTGGGTCAGGTTGGCCAGCACCTCGTCACGTTCGCGCACGCTCATGCTCTGCGTCGCCCTCGTCAGTTCGCCCTTCGTCGGATTCCCCAGCCGCTTGATCGCCCGCAACACCTCGCCCTGACGCTTCGCGAACGGGGTATCCGCGATCCAGTCGTCGGCCATCATCAGCACCCGGCGGGTCAGGTGGAGCACGACGTCCGCCGCCCATCGCGCCGCAGGCTCGTCGATGACGGGCTGCTGGCGGTCAGCGGAGCACGCATAGATGAGGGCGAGGCGGAGGGCCTTCTCTTCGGCGCGAGCCCACACGGGGCCTCCGGGCTGATTGGGGCGGGCCTGCTCGGCGTCGGCGATGGCCACCAACTCATCGAACACCCGCTCGGCCTCGGGTGTCGTCGGCACCTCACGCGGCGTGGGGTACTGCGATGCCATCGCCGTGGGGTATCCACCCCCCGATGCGTCGGTCCACCACCTCGCGGCCTCGGCGATGCTTGCCGGCGGTTCGCGGTGGGGGGCCTTCTGTCGCTCGGGCTTCTCGGCGGGTGCGTTGAACACCAGCAGCCGCCCGATGAAGCCGTCGGCCAGGTTGTCGGCGGTCAGCGCCGAGAAGAACGTCTCGGGCGTGGTCGTTCCGTGGAGCACGACGCACGGCTGAGCCACCTCGCGGTTCCGCTTGGCGTCGCTGTACGCCTTGCCCTTCCAGAGCCCGCGGGCGGCGCTGTAGAGTTTCATCAGGCTCGACACGATCTCAAACAGGTGCGGGTTCCGCGACTGGTCGCCGCTGTTCTTCAGGAACCGCCCGAGTTCGTCGACCTGAAACATGATCGCGGGGTTCTCCTGAACGCTCGACGCGAGCCCGGCGGCGCTGGCGATCTCTTCGCCGCCCTCAAGCTCGACACACCCCGCGGCGATGAGCACCTGCTTAGATACGTGCCGCGCGTGGTCCTTGCCAGCGCCGGACGGGGCCAGGCCGACGATGTAGACGTTCGGGGCGTTACCGCGGTACTCGCGGACCTTGCGCCCGGCGAGCACGGCCTGAAGGGCGATTGCGCCCGCCAAGGCGAGCACGGGTTGCGGTCGCGTGGCGGTCGCGAGGTTGTAGGCGACGACTTCGCCAATGAACCCCGGGACGTTGAGCAGGTGCTCGGGGAACGGCTCGACCTTCGCCGCGGGCGCGGGTTCGTCGATCGGCTTGCCCCACTGGGAGAGGTCGACGCCGTAGTCGGGCTCGGAGCCCATGCCGAGTGACGCGAGGGAGCACGCGGCGGCGTGGTAGTCGCCACCGTGCTCAAGGATGGTGAAGATGGCGAACGGGCTGTACGCGCGATTCGGTTCGAACGGGGGTGCGTTCGACGAGAACACGTACAGGGTGCGATGCGTCGGGCTGAACGTGGCGGACATGCCGTCGGACTTGCCGGGGCGTCGCCAGTGTTCGTTGTTGCCGGCGTTGCGGATGTGCGTCCACCCATGGCGCTCGAGCACGCCACGCCACTCTTCGAGCCCGTTGTAGACGTCGCCCGGCCGCTCACCCGTCGCCTGAATGATCGGTGCGTGACGCTCGGGGGCGACGGTGGGGCGGGCCTCGTCAAGGGCGAGCGCCGACTCCAGCAGGATGACCCGCTCGGCTTCGGTGATCGTCGCGAGTTGGTCGAGTTGCCCGTGGATGAGTTCGTACCCCGGTGTCGGGGCACACAGGAAGAACCCACCCTCGCCGCGCGTTTCGATGAGGCACGTCTCGGCGAACCACTGACCATCGACCTGACGCGGGCGGAGGGTCTTGCCCGCGACGACGACCGAGTCGCCGTCGGGGCAAGGGATCGACCTCGCGGCGAGTTTCTCATTGCCGCAGACGGCGACCTGACATTGGTACACCACGTGCTTCCCGCCGCTGGGGGTGGACTCGATGACGAGCCGCTCCAGCAGGCCGGGGGCGCGTTCGTTGACGATGGAGCACCACGGCTCGAACGCTTCGCCCGCGGTGTCGAAGTCGATCATCTCCAAGTTGCCCGACACGCGGCCGCAGATCAGGCCGATTGCGGTTGCGGCGGGGAACCAGTTGGCGACCTCGTCGGGTGACGGTCGGAGTTCCTGGTACGGTCGCCACGAGCGGAGGCTCGGGCGCTTGGCGGTCTTGTCCGCCGGCACGACCGAGAGCCCCGCGGCGAGATAGGCATTGGCGCAGTCGATCAGTGGCATTCAGTCACTCACAATATGGTCGTGCTAATGGGACAGGGGCATCACAACGGCGATGTACTCGTGCCCACGGATGGCGACAGGCTTGCTGGCCGACACGATCTCGATGACCGTCTCGACGTTGGATGCGGGGATCGCATCGCGAATGAACTTGGCGTTGACCTTGACCGAGCCCTTGCCCTCGGACTTCGCGTCAGTGACGACCTCGGCCGATCCGACCTCGGGCGAATCGGCACGCACTTCGACGTGGTCGCCGACGTTGATCGTCACGCCGGGGTTCTCGTCTTCGGCGAAGATGCTCGCGGCCTTGATCGCGGCCAGGAGTGAGCCGGTGTCGCCGCTGATCGTGCAGGTGGGCTTGCCGAGCCCCTTGATGATGTCGGCGTAGGGCGGGAACGCGCCGGCGATCTGCGGACCCGAGATGCTCCAGTCGCCGACGTCGAAGCCGATCCGGGTCGGGCTCACGCGAACCGTGACGCGGTCGGAGGGGTCCGCGGCGCTGGTCGCACGGATGACCTCGGCGACAAGGTTTGCGGGGATGAGCGACTGGGCGGCGTCGTTCACCTCGGGGCCGACGACGACCAGCCGCCGGCCGTCGGTCGCGACGGTGCGGACCTCGTCCGGGCCGAACATGGCGAGCATGCCGTGGATGGCGTATCGGCTGTTCTCGGTGGACATCGCGTGCCGTGCCGACTTGAGGGCGTGCTCAAGCGTGCCCGCGGCGATAGTGATCGGCTCGGCCTTGTCGTCGGGGGGGAGTGTGGGGTAGTCGTTCGCGTCCATGCTCGCGTTGATGCGGAACCGGGAACCGCTCGCGGTGATCGTGGTAATCGTGTCGTCGACCGCCAGTGTGAGCGTCGGCGTGGCGATCGTCTTGACCGTGGCGGCGAGCCTGTCGGCATTGAGCACGGCGACGCCCTTCTGATCGACGAGGGCGGGGATCGCCTGCTCGGCCCACGTCTCGCCGTCGAACGCACGGACGGTCAGGGTGCTGCCCAGGGCGTGAATGCGGAGCGATTGGTGGAACGGATGCGGGGATCGGCTCGGGCAGGTGTGCGCGACGGCGGCGATCGCGGTGTTGAGTTGCTGGGTGTCGACAGTGATCTTCACTTCTTGCTCCTGATGTGATCGAGGTAGCCGCTCACGACGGCGGCGGGGATTGCGTACGCCAACACGGCGACGATGATGGGTGTCTCTTTCAGCACGGCCGACACACCGGCGGCGACGAACAGCACGCGGAGGATGCACACGGCCAGCGTGCTGGCGAACGTGCCCGCGAACCGATGGGCTAGCGATGCCCGATAGCGCCAGACGAACGCGACGGCTTCGAGGATGCCGATGAGTGCGAGGGTGAGGATGGGGATCATGGGTTGAACGCTCCCATCCTCTTGGCGACAAGGTCTGGGGCGATGTAGGTGTCAATGACTCCGTTTGCGGCGAGGGTCGCCATCGAACCGGCAAACGCGGCCACGATAGTGGCGGTCGCCAAGATCGGTGCGAAACGGTCAAAGGCGTTCGGCTTGGTGTCCTTCCACCAGAGATACCCCGCCACGGCCACCACCATCAGTGCAATGGCAAACGGGACAAAGAACACCCCGAAGATCATCACGTTGTCGATCCTCTGCTCAAGAACGATCTGCCGAGCAATCTCGGCCTGTTCGATGGTGTTCGTCTTCACTTCACCACCTCCTTCGCCAACTCCGCCAGGGCCGCGGGGTCGATCTCGACAACATCCTTGTAGTCGACGCCCCACCCGCCGCGGTCGCGGAACACGTTTACCCGCCACGCTAGTGGCCGTTTCGTATTAGGCCACTCGACGAACACCACAACAGTGCCCCATTGGTACTTCTTGGCGATGTGCTCGCTCGCATACTCAATCGCGGCCGCACACGGGCTCTTCGATTGCACGCAAACGCCGGGTGACAGGGTGTCGGCGGCCAGCACGTTGCATACCCGCCACCCACTCATACTTCGTGTGGCGGCGAGGTTCTTTCGCGTCATCTCCCTGTCGATGATCGGCGCATACTCCACCTTCGCCGCGACCGGCTCCGCCTCACCGTTCGCCCCGCCGTCGAGTTCCTCCTGCCAGTCGTGCGCGAACTGCAACAGGTACACCGCCGCGTCGTCGTAGTTGTCGGCGTGAAACTTGAGCCGCATGCGGCTGATCTTCAGCAGCGCCATCATCATGGCGACGACGTGAGGCGGCAACGGCTTCTGGTCGCGGATTCGCTCCCAGTGCGGCTCAAGGATGCTCGCCCACATCTGGGCGATGCCCTCGTGGTTCTTCTTCGGGTCGCCGTACACCTTCTGTCGTTCGGCCTTGATGTTGTCGAGATGCTGGGGGTTCATCTGTCACTCCTTAGAACGGGATTTCGTCCTCGGGGATCGACGCACCGTCAATCGCCCCGGGCGTGTTCAAAACCTGCTGCAACTTGCTCGGCTCGGCGTCGTCTTCGCCGGGCTCGCGTTCAACCTGGAAGCCGATGATCTCTGGAAACTTCGAATCGCCCTTCGTCCGCGTCTTGATCGCGACGACCTTGCGGAGTTCGCCCGTGCGGCTCAGGGCCTCTTCGACCGTCGCCGGGGCCGGATACCCGCCGCCGTGGTCACGCCACCAGCCCTCGGCCTTGCGGCGTGGAAAGCCGGAGTGCTCGAAGCACACCCACTCCTTCTGCCACCATGCGTAGTTCAACTGATACTCGACACGCATAGTCGGAGGTGCCGACGGATCGGCCTTCTTCTCGTGGCGGTGGTACGTCACGCCCATCACCGGGTGCTCTTCGTCGACGACCTCGGTTGTCATTACCGGCGTGCTGTCGGCTTTGGGTGTGTGCGCCTTCTTCTCGGGCGGGGGGAACTCGTGACCACACTCGGGGCACAGACGGAACCCCGCGGCGACGACCTCCATACACCCCGGGCACTCCTTCGCCGGTGCTTCGCCGCCCGCGCCGGGCGTTCGCATTCGCAGGCTCATCGCGTCGATAGGTCCGTGCCGGAGCACGTTGCCGCCAAAGTCGAGCACGAGGCACTCGGCCTTGCCGGGTGAGAGCCGGAACCCGCGCCCGACCATCTGGTAGTACAGGCCCGGGCTCATCGTCGGGCGGAGCAACGCCACACAATCAACGTGCGGGGCGTCGAAGCCCGTGGTCAGCACGTTCACGTTCGCCAGGTACTTTGTCTGGCGGGCCTTGAAGCGCTCGAGGATCGCCGCGCGTTCGGCGTCGGGGGTGCTGCCCGTGACGACTTCGCAGACGTGGTCGCGACGCTTGAACTCGTCGGCGATATGCCCAGCGTGAGCAACGCCGGCGGCGAATATGAGGCACCCGACACGATCGGCGGTGCGTTGGAGGATCTCGTCGACGGCCGATTGGACGAGCACCGCGTGATCCATCGCGGCCTCAACCTCGGAGGCGATGAACTCGCCTGCGCGGATGCCGATGCCGTCGGCGTCGACCTGTGCGAGTCCGCGCTTGGATCGCAGCGGAGAGAGGAACCCTTCGTTCACAAGGTCGCGGACACCGACCTCGTAGCAGATGTGATTGAGGATGTTCCCCGGCCCACAGATCAGCCCGTCCTTGAGGCGGTAGGGTGTCGCGGTCAGTCCGACAACGCGGACGTCGGGGTTGACGGCCTTTGCGCCGGCGATGAAGGTTCGATACATCCCGTCGTCTTCGGCGGGCACCATGTGGGCTTCGTCGATGATGATGAGGTCGAGCCGTCCGAAGTCGCACACCTTGCGGAAAACACTCTGGATACCCGCCACGGTGACGGCGTACTCCATCTCTCGGCGTCCGAGCCCGGCCGAGTAGACGCCGACGGGGAGTTGCGGGGCGACGGCGCGGAGTTTGTCAACGGCCTGCTCCAGCAGTTCCTTGACGTGCGCGACAACCATGATGCGAGCGGCGGGGCTGGCGTCGCACACTTCGCGGCAAATCGTGGCGATGATCGGCGTCTTGCCGCCGCCGGTGGGGATGACGACGAGCGGGTTGTCGGCACGCTCGCGAAGGTGGTTGTAGACCGCGTCCACGGCGCTGCGCTGGTAGGGGCGGAGGTTCATTGGGGGGCCTCCACGCGGAAAAGTGGGGGGAAGCCGACGGTGTAGGACTCGGCGATGCGAGCCTCTGCAATCTTGACGTACTCGGCCTCGCGTTCGATGCCGACGAACCGGAACCCCTCGAGAATCGCCCCGCGCCCTGTCGAGCCCGAGCCCATGAACGGGTCGAGCACGATCCCGCCGGGCGGCGTCACCAGCCGGACCAGATACCGCATCAGGTCCGTCGGCTTGACGGTGGGGTGCTTGTTGTCGTCGCCATCGTTGCGGTCGGTGCGGCTCGCCTTGGCGCAGTAGAAGAACCGCGCGGCAGAGCCGGAGTCGGCCCCGCGCAGCGGGCCGACAACCCCGGCCATTTTGCCGTGCGTTTGCCCGTTGCCGCCGTCCGTGCTTCGCTCGTGGTGCGCACAGATTGCCCCGCTCGCCGTCTCCGGGAACCGCTCCAGCACCTCTCCGCTCCCATCGTGGATCAAATTACTGGGCCATCTTCCGGCGGGCGCGGCACTCACGCTGCTGCTCTGCGCGTGCTGCAAGTTCCTCTTGTTTGCTGGCGTACTTCCGCTTGTGCATGGATCGGTGATCTCTGATCCGCATACATCGCAGGTTGGCAAGCCGGTTGTCGAGTTTGTCTCCGTTGACGTGGTGGATCTCGTACCCGTCTGGTATCGGGCCGTTGGCATCTTCCCACACTCGCCGGTGTTCAAGTTGGTAGACGTACCGCCCGCCGTCGTTCCATCGCAGCATGACGTACCCGTTTTGCACGTAGCGGCACGGGGACTCTCGCCCCTTCCGTTCGCTGACAGACTTGCATCCCCTTGAACAAAAGATGCCCCGGTTGCCGGTGTTGCTTGTTTGTGCAGGCTTGCCGCATCCGCGACACACGAACTGCAACGGTATTGGTCTTGTACCCATGCTCCCATTGTAGGCCGCTGGCCCGCCACTATTCTACATGCGTCTATGTTTATCGCCCCCGTCCCGTGCGTCAGCACGTTCTGCGCGACGGTCCCGATCAGCGGCTTGCGCGCCACCGTGATCGGCTCCATCGCGGGCTTGAGCGCCGTGCCCCATCCGGACCACTTTCGCGCCGCGTCGGTCGCGGGGGCGGTGATCGCTACCAATCTTCTGCTGCCGTCATACTCAGGCGAATGGGTCGGGCCTGAGAACCCGGCCCGGGCCTTTGAAGTGTCCGTCATTTCTCGCCGCGTAACCACCTCCCGCATCAAGAAGTTACGACTTTCAACGCTGCGGATGTCCGCCTCCTGCTCGACCCACGTCGGAACTTCGCCCAGCAGGTGCCGGCAGGCCTCTAGGTGCTCGCGCGTCATAATCGCCGGTTGGCTGCTGGCCGTTGTGTAATGCCCGCCCATGTTGCTTCCGGTGGCTTCATCAATCTGCCGCGCCGTGACTCCCGTGGACCGCACCCACGCCGTAAACCGAAGCCGACGCCGCTCCTGCTCTTCGCCCGCGTCCATCTTGTCGATCGCCTTGCTCACGTCCAGCGACTTCGGGAACCCCGACCCGTACACCCACGCGATCATGTCGCGGATCTCAAAGCCCGCATCCTCGATCCGCACCGCCATCCGGTGCTGCGTCCGCGTCCCCGCGAACGCCAGCAGGTGCCCGCCAGGCTTGAGCACCCGCAGGCACTCGGCCCACACCTCCACCGTCGGCACGTCGTAGTCCCACTTCTTGCCCATGAACGCCAGCCCGTACGGCGGATCGGTCACGACGGCATCCACGCTCGCATCCCCCAGCGTGCGCAGCACGTCCAGACAGTCCCCATGATGAATCGTGTACGGCTTGCTCACTGGACCCACCCCCGCGTCTTCCACACCCGCCCCCGCAGTTCACACGTCGCCCGCGCCATCACCAGCCGATAGATGCCCGCCACCATCGGACGACACTCGGGGCGATTGGTGACGCCGTCGAGGCTCATCCACGCCGACACCGTCGTCGAGTGCCCGACACCACCACCACGGATGGCGACGTTGATCTCTGGGAAGCTCGACGTCCGCCAGCGCCGCATGAGGTAGATCGCCACGCGGCGTGCGAGAATGAAGTTCCAGTCGCGGTAGTCGGACTGCACGTCACCGAGCGTGCACCCGCAGGCCTTCGCCGCGGCTTCGACGCACATCCGGTCGGTGACACGCGGGAGGGGAAGCGGGCGACGACCGCCACCGTGCGGGGCGCGGGGCTTGAGAGAGGTGGCGATCACGCCGCACCTCCCACACGCCGGAACTCGATCACGTGCACCCACGGGTTGCTTGCCCACGAGCCCGGGCCGTTGATCTTGTTCCAAAGAGACGCATATTCCTCAATCGCCGCTGAGGCGTCGGCAGGGCACGGACGCGACGACTTGTGGCACACATCACACGTGCAGCGCGTGATTGTGACGCCCTCTTCTATCGCGTCCTCTCCGCTGATCTCCTGCAACCGCTCCACGCGCACACCGACGACTTCGAGCATGATCCGGCTGGCCCAGCGGGGCATGTGGATCGAGGGCGTGAGCTTTTGGGTTCCGAGCTTCAATCGCTCGCGACGAAGCTCTGGGGTCCATGAAGTGCCGGGCTCCATGCCCGTGGTCATCCCCATCACCCCGTCCTCGAACCGCACAAAGCCATCATCAAAGAACGCGCGGCGGAGCCGTCCTCGATCTCCAAAGTCGATCGGTTCGCGGTCGATCCAGCATGTCTCCTTCACCCACAGCCGATCACCGGGCACGCCGTAGGGGCAGCGAAGATACCCGGCCGGGCCGGGCAGAGTCACCGCATTGAAAATTGCTTTCCGAGTTTCTCCCTGACCACACCAACCGGTAAAGACCGTCGTGTCGGGGTCGATGCCGCCGAGATTCACCACCCGCCGCGTCTGCGTCTTTCTGCGATCGAGGATCGCCCGCACCATCTCGGAACTGAACAGAATCGGTCGCTCTTTCACGATGTAGTCTCCACGTTGCCGCGGGGTGTGTTCACGACGGCGAGTGCGAACATCCACACATCCTCTGCGTCGATGGTGATGAGCCATGCCTTGCCGTTGCGCCGATGGGCGACGTACGGCACGCTCCCCGCGGGGGCCTCGGTCTTCGCCTGGTCGATCGCCGCGTGGATGTTCAACTTCTGGCGGCGCTTGACCTCACAGTGTGTGCGTTGCCATCCGCCGATAACATCGGGCGAGTCCGCACCGCCCCGGTTCTGTTGACCTCGTCGTGCGTCGAGCCCGCGATTGCGGAGCCACTCCGCCCACTCGCGTTCGCCAACTTTGCCTTTTTCTCGTGAGTTCACATCGCCTCCAGTTCGTGTTCGATTCGTTCCCATCGCGTGCCCGTCAGTCCGTCCGGGTTCTCGCGACGCATCTTCAGAAGCCATTTGCACACGGCGTTTCGATCTGCGTTCGACACGTGCGGGCCGATCTGTTTCGTGTCAAGGCCGCACCACTTCGCCAGCAGGTACGCCGAAACGGAGCGTGCGATCCGCGTTGCTTTGGTGCGATGACCACCACGCAGCAGAGCCTTCGTCGGCTCGTCAATCTCGGCAACGACCAGTTTCAGCACCGTGACAACGTCGCGACGCATGTACTCGGGGACGGGTTGCGGCCAGTCTGATTTCACGAACGGCATGGGTGCTCCAGGGTGATGATGGGTGTTGGGTGTTGGGTCACAGGTCACACTCCCTCATCACTTCTTCAACGGCTCGGAGGAACGTCGCCGCGATTTGCGGCACGATGGCATTGCCGAAACCGCGCAGTCGCACCACGCGGGCGGGTACCCCATCAACCAGCGGGCGAGTGCCGGGTTCAATACGCCGCGTTTTCCCGTCGGCGCATGGGACGAGGATGTAGTCATTCCAAGGGCCGTGGTTTGCAGGTCCACGCCCCCCGATCCCCGCTTGTCCTTGCTCGCCTGTGATTCGGGGCCGCGCTCGGAGAGGTTGGGCGTCGGGTAGCCCGCGAGCAACTGCGCCACCTCGCCCAGAATCGACCGCCCGTGCCCCTTGGCAATCTGTGCGGCCCGGCTCGGTCGATCGAGATTGACACCGGGGCCTGCGTCCCGCACCGTTGCAGTCGGATACCCCGCCAGCAGCGCGTGCGTGACCAACGTGGTCTGATGTGTCGCTGGGGAGTGCTTGTCCGAGTCTCCCCGCAGCGGCGTCGCCCACCCCGCCGTGCCCTTCGCAGTTTGGGCATCCGTACTTGCCGAGCAGATCGTGATCGAAGGGGTACCCGCAAGCAACGCATGCTCGCTCAACTGCCCGCGGCGTTGCCCGGGCTGTGTTGAGCCCTTGTGGTCGCTGGCCTGAGGCGATCCCCACCCACCACAGGCGTTGTCGAATGTGCGGCGCGCCGACGCTCGCAGCGCACAGATCGGCGGCGACGACGACATATCCCATCGCTTCCAGGTCAGTGCGTACTCCGGCGAGCCATCCACGTCCAGCAGCAGACGCAACCTGCTCTCCAACAACAACTGAGGGCCGACGCTCGGCGATGAGCCGCGCGAACTCGGGCCACAGGTGCCGCTCGTCAGCGATGCCCCGTCGCTTCCCGGCGTCGCTGAACGGCTGGCACGGGCATGATCCTGACCAAATAGTAAGCCCTGAACTTCCATTCCAGATACCTCCTGCCATCTTGAATGCGAGCTCTT